CTCTGGATAATTGGTCAAAAGACAAGCCAATGCTTTTTAATATTATTCTAAAGGGTTGCGTAGCAGAAAAACTTGCTAAGCAGCAAATTACATAATCAAAACTAAAAAAACAATATCCTTCTAAGCCCCTTAATTGGGGCTTTTTTGTGCCTGCTCGTTCAGGAAAATCCGGCAAAAACTGGTTTTTTTCTGCATAACAATAGTGTCGAACTTTCTTTCCAAAAAAAGGCGACATTACAATGAGCAAAATCCAGCACGAGTACTCGCGCAAATCAACTACTGAAGTTGCCGAGTTCACAGATAACCTAAAAGCTAGCGCGGCGACATCATCAGGTACGCTAGATTCTATTGCCGCCAGTGACTTTATTTCACAAGCATCGGCTAAAATCCCAGAAAATCTACAAGTTTTATTAGACGAAGTTGGCGACAAGTCCGGCATTATCGTTAAACAAATCTTAGACGGCATTGAAGTTTATGAAAAGGCTCATGGCTGCTCAGTGCCTGCTGACGTAGTAGAGCAAGCGATTCATTCAGCTTACGGTACGACTGACGAAGCGCGTAGAAAATACCAACTACCTACGTTAGATAGTGCTTCTAGCAATCAATCTGACTCAATGGGCTTACAGCCTAACCGTGCCATCGTAGCTATTATGGCGATGATGTCAGAAGCGATCCCATTCGTTCATTATTTACCTGCTGATATTGGCAGTAACGAAGCGCGTTTAGCTATTTTACAACATCAAACTGATACAGCGTTTGGCGCTTATGGCCCGAATGCGTTATTAGATGGTATCAATTCAGGCGATTCTTATATCTCATCATCACGTATTCACAAGTGCGTTATCGATGGTCAAGGCGCTATCGGCGGCAAGATTACTGCTATTCAATCTGACGCTGAAACATGCGCCCCTGATGGTGCGGTAACAGTATTATTGCGTGGCTGTACAATCGTTTATGTTAACGGTCAAGTGGCAGCGCGTGAAGTTGATAACACTGGTTCTGGCAATTCAGCGGTTAGCGGTAGCATTACACTTGGCGGCACAGCACATGCAATTGCTGGTGTAATCAATACCGATACGGGCGTAATTGCTTTAACAGCGACACCTGTTCTTCCAGCGAAAACAAATGTGGTGGTCGAAGCATTTATCGACTTTGAACGTAATCCGTCTTTAACGCCTAAAATCATCACTAGCGTTAATGTGTTTAAATTGAGAGCTAATCCTTGGCGAGTTTACACTCAACAAACGATTGATTCACGCACACAAATGGCTAACGAATTGGGGCTTGATCCTTATTCTGAAAGTGTTTTCGGCATTCAACAACAATTTGCTAACGAGCGTCATTACAAAGTATTGGGCATGGCAATGCGTCTGGCTCAAAACAATAGCACTGATTTTGATTTTAATTGGACGACAGGCGGCCCATCGTTAAAAACAAGGTTTCAAATCATGCAGGATTTCGCTACGCCGCTAGGCGCAGCGGATCAGAAAATGGCAAACGACACCATGAATCATGGCATTACGCACCTGTACGTCGGGACTTACTTAGCGGCAATGTTTCAATCATTGGATAATGGTATTTTTCAAACATCGGGCGTTCATGCTAGACCGTCAATTTATCGTATCGGCAGATTGTATGGTCGCTATGAAGTTTACTACGCGCCTAAGCTTGTGCCTGAAACTATCATTAATGGTCATCAAGCAGCCAGTGTATTGTGTATCGGTAGAGCGACAGATGTTACTCGCAACCCGTTCGTATTAGGCGATGCTGTTGCACCAAGCGTTATCCCGTTAGCAGTAAATGCTGATTTGAAAACAGGAGCCGGATTTTACGCGAGAAATTTCACAGCCGTTAATCCCCATGCACCGTCATCACTAGGTTGCGCGTTGATTAACATCACTAACTTAACTTAATAGGGGAAACGATATGTCTGCAATAATCAATATCGGCGCACCTTCGCTTACGGGCATTGATGCAAATGACCTTGTTAATCAGTTTTTTACTGATGCTGCATTCCCGCGTGAAATGAGATTGCGTAATTTTTTAGCGCGCAATATCTGCTTGCCGGAAGTTAGTGCTTTTTTAACGCCGATTGACGGTAAAGCTGATGTTAAGATCAAATCATTTGATGAATTACATCGTTTAGTTTCTTCTATTGAACAAATTTCTGAGCTTAATAAGCATCTATTAGCAATGTCTATTGAAGATTTAACACCTACTGCTGCTCCCATTAAAGCCCAGATTCCGCCAAAAGTTGCGACTAAAAACGCCGTAGCTGATGCACCAGTTAAAGAAGGGGTTTAATTATGCAGGCATTTACCAGACAATTAGGCGGCGAGTCAGGCGTACAACTTAATCCGCTGATCGATAATTCAGAACAAACTGTTTCAGATAATTCAGATCAGTCTTTTGGTATTTTGATGCGAGCTACGCGCGGCAGAATTGATAGGCCGTTTGGCGTGACGCGCGGCAATGTGTTTTCAAAAATAGGCGCAGGCGAAACGGTGCGCACCTCTGCACTCAATGAAGCATGGCTGCATGTAGTAGAGGCGCTAAATCAAGGCGCTAACAGGGCGATTGTACAGCGACTAACAACACCTGCCGCTGTAATAAGTCATGCTGTTTACGGCTCGCACGATGCTATTGCACCATTTTCTTATCATGTCAGCACCACCGAGCCATCAGAAAACTTCATGTTTTCTGTTAAGCACTTAGGTTGCTATAACGATGGCATTAAAATAGCATTTCATGCCGACATTAAAACGAATGGTGGCGTTTCGCTTGCGAATGACAAAATAACAATCTACGTCCGAGATGACAAGGACATTTTGTTGTTTGAGTTTTATGGCTCGCTAGATCCCGCATCGATTAATGACTACGGTATTTCTGATTATTTGCCAAACTTAGTATCGCGTCAAACCGATGAGATTGAGCTGCTAATTGGCTCAAGCACGCCGGTAGCGCCAGAATCAGCTGCCTATGGATTTAATGCAGCTGGACGCGCAAAAGTAATAGCTTCCGACGTAATGATGTGTTTTAGCGAGGGCGGGACGGCTTATTCGACGCAAGATTATATGGCGGCTAGAACTAAATTGCAGTACACGCAATTTGATTATGCCTATATTGCGTCAGGCGGATCAAAATCTCCAGCACTTATCGCTCAGTTGGCATTGTTAGCCTTTGATACCAACAGGCAGCTTAAATTTGATATTCCTGGCGAATTAAGCATTGATGCGGCCATTTCCTTTGTAGAACAGTTACATTTAGGCGGAAGTCCTACCGCTCATTTGATGCATGCATTTTACGCCCCCATCAAATCAGATGATCCTACGGGGATCAATGGTAAGGGTTTTTGGGGCGCCGCTTTATTTAATATCGCTCGATGCTGCTTAAGAAACGCGCAAACCAATGTAAAAGGATTTGCGCCTAAAAATTATCCTATTGCTGGACGGGAATGGCCATTGCAACGGGTTAGCATTAGCCAATCGTTTACGCCTACTGATCAAGAATTGGACGCGCTTGCGCGGGCAAAAATCAATCCCGTTCTATTTGAGGTCTATTCGGGTGGTGGCCGTTATGTGTTCAGAGACTCGATCACTTGTGCATTAGTTGATTCTAGCCTGAAAAAATTGATCGCTGTGGCGGATATGTCAACATCGGTTGATGACATCGTAACAAAAGCTGCAAAAGATATGCTGCAACTGCCAATGACTATTGCTATTAAGCGGATGCAAGCATTTTTAGCCTCGTATTTTGAAGCTGCTCAAGCGTCTGGATGGTTGGTGGCCGGAGATTCTGCCCCGTTTAAATTTGAGGTCGCTCAAAATGCACAAAGACCGCAGGATCGAATGGATGTGTCATATTGGCTGCATTATGATGGCACAGTACGTCAGATATTTGTGACTCAAACCCTCACCAGATAGGAAAACTTATGAGTCTTATCGAGCTGTTGCGTAAATCCGTTACATTGGATGGGTGCGCAACGAAAGAAGTAAAAAAACCGAAAGAAGCGGGAAGTAAAACTGCTTTTGATGATGTTGGCGAAGATGAAGCCGAAAATTACACCATAAAAGACTTAAAGCTTAGGTCTGCCGGAGCTATAGCATCTTGGTGCGAAACAGACGAGCTAGATAGCGATGAGTCGGCAGCAGATCGATTGCAATTGCTATTTGTCGGTATTGTTGACATTGATAAAGATGGGGAGTTAAGTAGCGAAGAAGGTGATTTGCTCGAAATTTTGCTTAATTATGCTTGGGATTATTTATCCACCCAAGGCGTTGATGATGATAGTATCAGTAACCTGCTGAATGATTGGGATTCAGAAGCAGCGGATCGTGTTATGGACTTACTAAACGGCTCTATGCCCGATGGTGATGATAGCATTGATAATTTTGCTTTCGGCCCTGATGATCAAAGTGCTGTTTTCGACGCAGTATATAAAAAACGCATGGTTGTCCGTGACGGGCATAAGATGCGCGTTAATAAGCGTATTTCTGGCCACATAAAGCTGTCTTCTAACCAAAAAGTTGCTGTCAGAAAAATGCAAATGAAATCGCACTCAGCTAGTGCCATGATGCACAGAAGACGATCCATGAAAATTAGAAAAAATTCAGGCTTATAGCTAAGTCATGTCAAAGACTATTTTATCGTCAAAATGGGACGGCCTATCGCCCCATCTTATCGCACAATTTTACCAGTGCGATAAGTATGGAGTGATGATCCCTGATAGCGTCGAGGTGCATGCGCCGCTGACAGAATCAAATATGGATATTACGCTCAATTGGCAATCGCCTTTTGAGCAGTCTGGGCCAGACTCTGTGGCGCCGACACTGTATGCTATGATGCAATCTGGTGCCATTACCGATATTATTGATTCCGTTAACGTCCCTGGTGTAGATACCAGTAATTTACGTAATTTTGCACACGGCCTTGAGGGCAAAACCGGAATTACAAAACTAAACTCAATTCAAACTTTTAGCGGCATGCCGCCGATAAAAATACAAGTTACCGCGCTATTTAGGGCATGGTTTAACGCAAAAACCGAAGTTGAAGACCCGGTAAACAAGTTGATAATGTGGGCGTTACCAGTCGATCTGGCAAATACTGGCGCTATAGCAGCAGCCGGAAATGCAGCAACTGGTGCTGGATCATTTTCAGATGTGATACTGCCTTCCGTCGCGCCTACGCTTGTTGGCATGATATACAAAGGCCGGGAATATGCGCCTTTAGTAATAGAAAGCATCGGCTTTCCCATTAATTCTCCTATCACCAGTCAAAAAAACTATACCGAGCTTTCTGTTCCGATGACGCTGTGTACTTTAGCTGCGATAGATCGTTTTGATTTTCAATTTATGTCGGTAGGTTGACGTGATCATTACTGGTCGTGATGTGCAGGATATGGT